CCTTGTGTTTGGATACTTTCGGCGCGCGCGGTTTGCGCTTGGCCACCCCAGAACGTGCCAATGAGCGCGCAGAAGAGCGCACCTTTGATGACCTGGGCGGCCCCGGATGGGGATGGGCGATAGGCACCTGCGGTCGCACCTCGGGATCGAGGGGGGGACGCAACTTGTCGGTGATCTCGACTGGTCGCAGAATAGTCTTCTCCCGCTGTCGCCGCGCCCTGTTGTAGGCGTTGGCCAAAGTCTGGTTCTCGCTGTGGAGTTCCTCCGGTCCGTGCTTCTTCCCTAGAGCGTGCAGTCCGGCCCTGAATGGTAGTTCCAGAGCTTTCTCCCCAAGCTGCATCAGCAAGGAACCAGGCACTTGATACCACGGCTGGTCCTTCAGCGGTGTCGACGTAAACGTCGTGAAATCCTTGTAGGCTCTCGCCATGTTGAATGCGTTGTCCTTCGTTCACTAACTCGTGCACGTGGTTTAATTTTGGGTCATCAAGCCCACTCTCACCACCGGTGTAAAGCGCCGCTAGCTCATAATCAGTGAGCCAGGAACGCGTAAGATCCCGGAAGGCGATGCCTTTGACTGAGCCCTCGAGCTCGCGCATGTAGTTTTTTGTTAGCCACTCCAGGTAAGTGGACAACATGGTGCGGCACTCCTTGCTGCCCCATGAAACTGTGCGCAGAGCACTCGCTCTGTAATAAGACCACCTAGGGTCGTCCAGCTCGCCTGCATAGAGCATGGAACAGTAAGTCTTAGAAGGATCGGGAGCGGGCAGGTAGTAATCACCATGTCGCTCAAACCGCTGTGACAGGAACCACAGATCCTGTGGTTTGCGGGGATCCCAATGATTGTCGCCGGCCTCCATCTTCACGCCGAGGGGGGCCAGCGCAGCGGCGATTTCTCGCGCATTGAACCAGCCCACAACGGCGTCAGAGACCGTGAAGGTGTTATCATCACCATTCAACGCCATTTCAACATTGGCGTGGAAATCAGATTGACCTAGCACTGGCGTGCGTTTGGTGGAGAGCACGATCCAGGCGTAAGCCAGGAGTTGGTACAGGATAAGGGTATTGTCGACGATGGTGTTCGCCGAGCCGGAGGGGTTACCCGTGTGTTTGAGAACTACTTCTCCTGTCTCCATTACTATGGCTGAGTGAATGATCGACTCGTAGAGCGACCACAATGCCATTTTGTGGCCTGGTGTTTGCTCTTCCTCGGGCAACCAAGACCACCTTCTGTCGCGTACACCCTCAAGGAGCTTGCGGAACAGGGATGAATCGTAGGCGCTGGCATCGAGCTCGAAGCCATTGGGGTGCGCCTGCAGCTTGAGCTGCAAAAGGTGGAAGCCCAGGTACATAGGCGACCGGCCGCAGAAATTAGGCGTTTCCAGAGCTGAGTCATAGAATCCATTGTTCTGCTTCAAACACATCTTAGCCAGGCACAGCGAATGATCCACTGGGCTGGCTGTAAAGGTGAGTAATTTGTTAGCTGCCACTTTGACCACGTCGCGCAACTCTCCTTTGACGGCGTTGATCCATAGAAACCATCTCTTGGTTCCAAGACACAAAGCCGCCCAGGTCGCGGCGAGTATCTTTCGCATGGTAGCCCCATCATCGATCGACCATAGATGTTTCTTGGTAAACCAAATCAGGTTCCAGGGGTATCCAGTGCTCGTATTGCGGTCCATAGCCGCGAGCACTTCCTCATCGGTACTGACGCCCCTACCGCCCATGAATCGTTGCCACACTTTAGTGGTCCAGAGTCCGGCGGTGAAGAGCGCGGTGTCATCAGGTACTATAGGTTGAGCGCGGTCATACTTGGCGGCCGATTTAAAACCGGCAGCCACATTTGGCACACACGCTGTATACCTTTCTTCCCTTTTGAATTGGGGGTTCTCGTTGATGAAGCGTCGGAAGGATGAATCCTCGACGCCATAAGCCTTGTAGTTTACGTTGCGACGTACAGAACCTACACGATCGCAGAATCGCCGCGTGAAGTTGGCCTCGTAATGATGGGAGGGTTTCTGATCTGTTTCCAGACCGGTCAACCTACCGTCAAACTGGGCGTACCACTCGCAGGATTTGGCGAGCTCCAGAGCATACTGCGTTGACTCTGGAGCTACTGAAAATCCGGCATCGGCGTGAACAGATTATTCGCCGTGGCCGAACTCGCCCCGTTGGTGTGCATGCCTACCACTTGGCCATGCTTGTTGATGAGGGGTGACCCACTGGTACCAGGTTTAGTAGTAACGTTGTGGGATCCCTTGGAGAGTACAGACTCCTTGGAGGCAGTAATGGTGACGATCTCACCAGTAGCCACTGTGAAGTCATTGTAGTCACACCGGTCCGTTCCATAGGACACGATGGCGACATGCTCGCCCATGACAGG